CGATCCGCGGCGGGGACATCTGGCCCATCGACGGGTTCATCGGCATGCCCTCGATCTGGGCGATCGGGGCGAAGTCGGCCATGAGGTCCTCGGGCACCGGCAGCCCGGCGTCCCGCAGCCGGATGAACGTGCGCTTGCGGGCCTCCTGCTCGGCCACCACCTGATCCACCGTCTCGTCCTGGGACCGGGCGATCTCCTCGTCCAGGTCGATCTCCAGGTTGCGAGTGCGGGTGCGCTGGGAGATCGGGATGCCCGAGGCGCGCAGCGCCTCGATGAACTGGCGGGTGGCGTCCTCGTCCTTCAGGTTGAGCACCTGGAAGCGGCGGTCGGGGACCAGCAGCTTGGGCTGCTCGACGAGGCGCTTCTCGCCGGTCTCCTCGTCCTGCTCCAGCACCTCCTCCATGATCACGTAGCGCTTGCCGTTGTGCTCGCGGTAGTCGTAGTGCTCCTGGGCCTCGGCGATGACCAGGGCCCGCTGCCGGAAGTGCCGGGCCTGGAAGCGCTGGTACTTGGTCATCAGCATGGTGACCAGCTCTTTGTTCAGCGCGTCGGCCGCGTAGGTCTGCCCGGACTGGGCGCCCATCAGGAACGTGCGGGACAGGCCGAACACCTGGAGTATTGAGTCCTCGATCCGCTCGAAGTCCGGTGTGAGATCCGGCATCTGCTCGCGGCCCAGCACCGGCAGCATCTCCACCGCGAAGTTGTAGATCAGGGCCCGGAAGTCGCCGGCCAGGGCGGCGTCCAGGGCCAGCTCGAAGTTCTCCAGGTCATCATCGGTCGGGATCCACGGCTGTGAGGTGCCCAGGTCGGTGGCGCTGGCGCCGAGCTTGCACAGGATCAGCGGGGTGTACAGCCGGTCGGCGATCGAGTCCAGCGCGGTGTTGAGCATCTCCTTCTGGAGCATCGAGCGCATCGCCCGGGTCAGCAGCGGCACGCCGCGCACGTTGAAGGTGTCGCCGCGGAACTTCAGCTGCTTCAGCAGGATGTTGGACACCGGCATGAAGGTGTTCTCGGCCGTGTAGGCGGTCAGCTCGGGGTACTCCTGGACGAGCTTGTTGTACTCCCAGGCGGGCTGGCGGGTCTGGAGGATCTGCCGGATCGTCCAGGGCAGCCGGATGAAGTACCGCGGCTCCTTCAGGAACGGGCTGCGCTCGACCTTGACGTCATCGGGGTTGAGCAGCTCCTCGTCGTCCCAGATGCCCAGGTCCTCGTTGAAGGTGGCGAAGCACCAGGCCTCGCCGGAGGTCCAGTACTCCCGGCCGATGTCGACGGTGAACTCCTCGTAGTCCAGGTGCTCGTCGTCGAAGAACAGGTCGCCGTAGAAGTCCTCCAGCCGCTTGTCCTTGCACTCCAGGTGGTCGCCCATGGTGGGGAACTTGGAGAAGATGTCGACGCAGGACCCGATGATCGGGTCGGTCTGGTACAGCAGCCGGCAGAAGGCCCGGACCTTGGCCAGCTCCTCGTTCTGGCTGAAGTCGTAGGGCAGGTTGTTCTGCCGCCAGTAGAACAGCGGGTCCCGCGGGCGCCCGGTGGCGAACTGGATGTCGCCGAAGCCGCCGCCCGCCCCGCCGGCGCCGCCCGAGCCGTACGCCCCGGTGCGCCGCATGACACGGCGGTTCATCCGGGCTTCCTCGACCTCGGGGGTCATCGTCGCACCCTGCTGGGCGCCCAGCGCCAGCATCCGGCTCATGCCCTCGCTGACCCGGCGGTCGCGCTCCAGGGCTGCCGAGGCGGAGAACCGCATCTTCACGAGACGGCTCCGTAATGGTTCACTGAACCATTGCGGCGGCTGCCCTCGATGCCGTGCTGGTGCAGCCAGTCCTTGTCGCTCAGCGGCAGTTCCTCGCTGGCGGGCAGGTCAGGGCGCTCATACCCGGCCGACAGGTCGGGATGGGAGTGCTCCAGGGGAGCGTCGGCGTGCTCGTCCCGGTGCGTCTGGTCGATCAGCCAGCCCGGGTCTTCCGGCGAGTCGTAGAACCCGTGCCGGTCCCGCATGTGAGCGCGCAGCTGGGCTTCGCTCATGTCCTCGTGGTTGCCCGCATCATGCACGGCCCGGCGGGTAACTCCAGCGCGCCGTCCCTGGATGCGGTGCTCGCCCAGCCAGGCTGTGTCGGCCCGGCGGGTGTAGGCGGGGTCGAACTTCTCGGGGTAGTCGATCAGCGTGCAGCCGGGCTGGTCGTGATCATGGGCCGGGCACTCGACCGCGTGGCCGAACGGCCGGTCGGTGGCGTGGTCCATGTAGCCCTGGTACCAGGAGTCGGGCTCGCCCCTGAAGTCGGCGTGCTCCAGCGGGGAATGGCCCTCCTCATCCGGGTTGCCGTCCCAGGCTGCCGAGGCGTCATAGCCCTGCTCGTACTTGAGGCGGTGGTGCGGCGTGTCGCCGGTCGTCAGGTAGGCCTGGCGGCGGACCCGGGCCATGACCGCGGGGTCCCGGCCGGAGTGCAGGACGGCCAGGTGCCGGACGTAGGCGTCCTCGGGCAGCAGGTCCCCGGTGACGGTGCGGTACCGGCGGGACGACAGCGACTGGGGCAGGTGGCCCCGGAACGGCTGGTACCAGCGCTGCGGCGCGGCGCGGTGGGTGTGCGGGTACAGCTCCGCCGTGCTCTCGTGCTCGAACTCGTGATCGCCCGCCAGCTCGTCCGGCCCGACGTCCCGCAGGTCGCCCTCGGTCCAGCCGTGATGTTCCCTCAGGTGCTGTTCGAGGGCACCGGAATGCAGGTGCGGCAGCTGGGGGACGGAGGCAGTCCGGGCGGACTTCTTGCGGTTCCTGGGCGGGGGCGGGGTATTCTCTTCTTCACCCTCTTCCCCGTTTTCCTCTTCTGCCCCGGGCGGCCCTTCTTCCCCTTCTTCCTCCTCGCCGAACGGGGGACCACCCTCCTCGTCCTCCTCGCCGGGCGGGAAGCCCTCCTCCTCTCCTTCCATGCCCGGCGGCATCCCGCCGCCCTCCTCCATGCCGGGCGGGCCCATCGCGCCCATGTCCGGGCCGACATCGGTGGGGGCGCCCATGCCCGGCGCCTGGGGCATGCCGCTGAACGCGGGCTGCACCCGGACGATGTAGGACTGGCCGCAGAAGGCGCAGTCGATGCCGCCGTCAGACCTGCCGGTGATCTGCCCGCTGCCGCAGAACGGGCAGTGCGAGGTCATGACGGGATCGCCTGGATCGTGAGCGACCTTGAGGAACCTGGCTTCGAGCTGCACCGGCCCACCTCCTCCTCTCTTCCGGGGGCCGATTTGCAGTTCCTAAGGTTTATTGATATTGTCGGTATAACACCGACATGCACAGGAGCACCCCATGAGCAGCACCGCACCGACGCTCGACCTGCACCACGAAGTCCGCCCGCAAGCCGGATCGGCTTACGACGCCGAGGGCCGCTGGGCCCCGCGCATGCTGAACCGCACTTACCCGGTCACCGCGATCTGCGTGCAATGCCACCGGATCTGCGCCTGCGCCGACGGCACCGCCGACTGGGCGCACGCTGAGCAGCTGATCCCCCTCGGCGGGCTGACCGGCCGGTCAGTAGCAGCCGCAGTGACGGCCAGGCCCGTGACGCACTACCGCGGCGTGAGCCTGGAGCGGATTTACGAGATCGCCGACCTCATCGAGCAGCGCGTCCTGGAGTCCAAGCCCGCCGGGTACTGGTGGAACTTCAGCTCGATCGCCTGCAAGGGCGCGATGAAGTACTGCACCAGGGACGAGATCAGCATCACCCTGGACTGGATGACCGAGCACGAGTACATCATCACCAACGGCCGCGGCGGCTGCTGGGTCAACTGGGCGAGGAAGCACTGATGGCCATCGAGCTGAACGACATGGTGCGGTTCTGCCAGGGCGACGAGGCCCGCACCATGCTGACCGGCGTGATCTCCCGGGCCCCCTGGGGCCGGGAGGGCGCCACGCCGATGGTCACCATCCGGACCTGCGAGGCCAGGCCGCGCACGTTCGTCCGGCTGGTCACCGCCGTCGAGGTCATCGAGACCGAAGAGTCCGTCTTCAGGAGGCTGTGATGACCGCGGCGAAGATCACCGAGAATGAGCGGCGGTTCCTCAACGCCCTCACGGCCGGCGAGATCCTGCGCCCGTACCAGATGCGGTACCGCTGGCCCCGGGCCTTCGAGGGCAAGACCGACGCGGGCCTGCACAGGACCGGCGCCAGCCTGGTCCGCAAGGGCCTGGCCGTCAGGCGGGCGAAGGAAAGCGGCGTGGCCTACCAGGTCAGCCCGGCCGGGCGCCGGGCGGTCAACGAAGCCAACCGCCAGCAGCAGTGCCCGGCCTGCGACTACCCCGACCGGCATGCCCGGCACACCTGCGGGCTGAAAGGCCTCCAGGCAATGCTCCCGCTCGGGAGCCGGCGATGAGCGGCAAGGGCGCCAGGGCCAAGCGGAACCGGGCCCGCGCCCAGGCCCACCAGCAGGAGGTCGCCCGGCGGCGCTTCGTGCCGGGCCCGCGGTCACCGAGGCAGATCCGGCCCGCGTTCTGGATCAAGATGCAGCAGGCCGAGGCCGTGCCCGACGCCCAGCTCCAGGAGCTGGCCGAGCGCGATCCCATGGTCGCCGCCGTGCTGAGCGCGGTCGACGAGATCTGGCTGGGCGGCTGGTCCGACGGCAACCAGTACGTGGTCACCGTGCGGCGCCACCCCGTCCTGGGCCACGTCATGTGCCTGTCCATCCGGCGCACCGACCGCAAGGCCGTCCACGACTGGCGGGACAAGCAGCGGATCAAGAACGAGATCGCCGGCGAGGACGTCGATGCGTTCGAGCTGTACCCGATGAAGAAGCGCACCGTCGACCAGGCCAACCAGTACTGGCTGTGGTGCATGCCGCCCGGCCAGGAGATGCCGGCCGGCTTCGACGAGCGCATCGTGGTCGGCGAGAACGACCCGCGGTTCCCGATGTCACGGCAGCGGCCGTTCCGCGACAAGGCCGAGCGGGAGGCGATCTGATGATGACCCTGACGCCACGCAAGCCGGGCGCCCGCACGGGCCAGGAAGTGAACGCGCACTGGACCAGGAGCGAGACCTGGACCTGGCAGGGCAAGCCGGTCGTCAAGGGCTCGCGGGTGCGGATCAGCGGCCGGCGGGGCCAGTTCACGTTCGTCGAGCACGTGATCGCGCCGCCCCGGCCGGGCAGCGGCAAGCGCACCGTCAAGGAATGGGTCACGGTGCTGAGTGACCACGGGTACGTCAGCGTGCTCCCCGATAAGATCACGGCGGTCCTGCCGCCGGTCAAGACCAAGGCGAGGAAGAAATGACTGACAGGATCAGGGAGCTGCAAGCCGAGATCGCCGAGCTGGGCGAGCGGCTGACGCAGGCGAAGGCCGAACTCAAAGCCGAGCGGTTCAGGGACGTGCCGCGGATCCCCGAGGGCACCCTCGTGCTGGTGAAGCGCATGCTATTCGGGCAGTTCAGGTGGTGGCCTGCCAGGATCGCCTACGTGCATCTCAGCTACGACTCAGGGACCATCGGCGACAAGCCGTACGAGACCAAGACGGTCTCCTACGCGGTGCGCCACCAGCTGGCGGACGGGCGGGGCTACTCCGGTGATGCCTTCGTCTACGGGGACCGCTACGTCCAGCTCGCTCCGGGGCTAGTCGAGGATCACGAGTTCCGCGACTACACGGGCGACCCGGACGCGCTGATCGCGCACATGACCGAGCAGCATGACCTGGGCCTCCTGACCGGCGAGATGCTGGAGGCGGCCCGCAGTGATCCCTCCGGGCTGCTCCGCCGGCACCGGGGCAGCCGCAGCCACGCGGGTGAGATCTGATTTGGCATTACTAGGGTTTATTGATATCCTGGGTGTACACCGACACGCACAGGAGCACCGAATGAGCACCGACACCACCACGAAGGTCACCGACTACGTGGCCTTCGACGACGCGCAGTACGCGCGGCACGAGCGGGCCGGCAAGACCGAGGCCCGGCTGGAGACCGTCCGCAACCGCCAACACACCATGGCCGGCGACCGCCGCGAGACGGTCGGCCGGCGCTACACGTGGCGCCGCACCGCCGCCGAGATCTGGCAGACCCTGGAGGTCATGCGCGACGTGCACCACGACGCTGCCGCCGGGGAGATCCTGGCCCAGGAGCAGGAGCTGCTCACCGAGCTGGCCCAGGTCGTCCTGGAGATCAATGAGAACGAGAAGATCTACCGCCAGCCGCAGAACCGGTGGAACCGGTACTTCCGCTGCCTGAACAGCGACGGCCACATCCACAGCTCGCTGCGCGGCTGCCCGAGCGTGCACGCCACCACCCCGATGGGCTGGAACACCCGCCTGTCCGGCCAGCTGGCCGACGTGGTGGTCAAGGACCTCGGCCCGACGCTGTGCAGCATCTGCTTCCCGACCGCGCCGGTCGAGTGGCGGCAGAAGAAGTCCGACGTCGAGCGCGAGGCCCGCGAGGCTGCCAAGGCCGCCAAGGCCGAGGCCAGGTTCGGCAAGATGCTGCGCCCCGGCGAGGTCATCACCGTCGGCCACGGCCGGTTCTACGACACGATCACCACCGTGGCCGCCGCCAAGGACGCGCTGCGCAAGGAAGTCGAGTTCCGCGACTACTACGGCCACGGCGTGCACTGCGATCACGAGCCCTGGGCCGCCGCCGCCGTGCTGGCCACCGAGGTCCTGCTGGCCCGCGAGGCCCGTAAGCCGGGCACCGGGGCCACCCAGGCGGAGATCGACCGGATCATCGCCAGCGCCGTCAAGCGCAATATCAAGGACGGGGCCCGCCTGGACCCCCAGACCGGAGAGAGCATCGCATGAGCACCGCCGACGGCCCCCGGGGCACGAGCCCGGGGGCGCTGCCCCTGACCCTCACCGAGCAGCATGCCGCGATGAACGCGATCCTGGAAGGGATCCGGCAGTCGCCGCGGAACTGCCTGCCCGACACGAGCGATACCGCAGTGCTGGGCGTGCTCCTGGCCGCGACATCCTGGCCGTCGCCGAGCATGCGCTGGCGACCAGCGGCATGTACGGCCAGGCCTGGAAGGTCCGGGCCCTCCGCGAGAGCATCGAGAGGGGTGAGTCGGCATGACGACCGCTGCAACCGATTTCGCCATCACCTATGAGGTGGACCGCGTGCCCGGCCTGATGTTCGGCCTGACCGCTGATGCCCGGGTCGTGCTGATCGCGGCCACCGACCTGATCCACATCACCGACCCGGCCCAGCAGTCCAGCATCCAGCTGGTGCTGGAGCGGATCAGGGTGGACCAGGCCCGCATCCACGGCGAGCTGTACCCGCCGGAGGCCGGCTCGCGCAAGGCCCTCATGGCCGAGCTGAAGAAGCTGGGCCTCAAGTACAACGTCGCCAACAGGATGGCCAACCGGTCCATGCACTCCCGCTTCCAGACCGCCGAGCTGGAAGACGGGCGCCTGATCACGGTGACCTACGCCGAGGGGAATGACGGCAAGGGCTGCTTCGGCCTCCAGGTCGAGGGGTACGCGGGATGAGCGGGAGCAGGTGGGAGCACCCGCCCGAGGTGCAGCACGGCCTGGGTCAGCCATACCGCATCGTGCACCTGCGCACCGCCGAGTACCAGGACGAGGCATTGCGTGCCCGGTGGCAGGCCTGCGGCTACGCCGTGATGCGCCCGATGGAAGGTCATGACCCGCACATCCGGTGCCCGGTCTGCTCGACCGACAAGCCGTCATCGAAGCCCATGCAGTACGCCGGGGGTGCGTGATGCCGTTCCGGTACTACAGGCGGTTCGGCTGGAAGCGGCTGCGCGGGCGGCTCAGCCTGCCCGTGGGGCGCGGGAGCCCGGCTGTCACCTTCTGGTGGCAGCGGCGGCGCAGGAGGAAGAGGCGGTGAGCTTCGCCACCGAGCACCCGGTGAGATGCACGCACCCGGAATGCCCGGCCACGCACCCCAACAGCAAGTGGCACGCGATCCGGGCCGCGGAGGAGGGCTGGTTCGAGCCTAAGGACGGCAGCGGCCCGCGGTGCCCGAGGCACGCCCCGTCCTGGGTGCGCGGCTGGCGGGCCAGGAAAGCCGCCCGCGGCTGATTTTGCACTACTAAGGTTTATTGATATCCTGGGGGTACACCGATACCCCGAGGAGCGCAAGATGCGAGCCCCCAAGATCACCTTCACCCTTCCGGACGGCACCACCGTCGACACCCAGACCCAGCGGCGGTTCGTGCTGCTCGGCCAGGTCGCCGGGCGTCCCGCGTTCATCGCGCGCCGCTCCGATGACCCGGCCAGGCTCAGGGCCGAGCGCCGCGGCAAGGGCTTCAGCGCCGGCCGGAGCTACTTCCTGGCCGACCGCACCGCCCGCACCCTCACGGAGATCTGAGATGAGCGTGGAAGGCCTGCGGGCGCAGCTGGACAGCCAGGTCGCCGAGCCGGCCATCACCGAGGGCATGACCCGCGCTGAGCGCCGGGCCGAGATGGACCGCTGGCACGCGGACAGCCAGGCGCAGGCCGAGCGGCTGGACGAGGAGCACCTGCTGCTCGGGATCGGCCGCACCGCGGCGATCAGCATGACGCACGAACTCATCTGGTCCTGGGGGAATGCCACGGCGAGCCGGTGGTACCTGGCCCTGCCCGAGCGGTACATGACGCCGGACAGCATGGCCCGGCCGGACTGGGACCACAGCCACTACGAGCACGACGAGCACGGGCACATCGGCCGGGTCACCACGCGCGAGCGACCGAAGACCCAGGCAGACACCGACGCGGAAGAACTGATAGCCGCCATCCTGGCGGACATCGAGACTGAGGAGGCAACCCCATGACGGGCCCCGAGCACTATCGCAAGGCCGAGGAGCTGGCCGCAAAAGCCGACTCTATCTCTGTGAACAGCACCGAGTATGCCCTGGTACTGGCCACCCTGGCCTCGGTGCACGCCACCCTGGCAGGCGCCGCGGCGACCTCGCTGAGCCACTACAACGGCCAGGAGATGCCCATGCCGCAGGACGACCGCGCGGCCTGGCTGGCCTGCGCGAGCGAGAAGCCGGGCGCGGACGCGCGGCGCCGTGAGAACGACCGGGCCGAGATGGAGGAAGGTCATGCCTGAGCCGAGGAAGTGCTTCTGGATCCCGGCCGAATCCGAGACCCCGGAGGGCTACGTGCCCGCCCTGATCACCGAGGGCCGGGGCTACGGGCTGATGGCCGGGAACGGACCCTGCGCCCGGCCCTGGTACTGGGGCAGCACACGGGAGCAGGCCATGGCGATCGCCGCGGCCGAGAACCGCAAGCTGGGCCTGAGCGACCAGGACGTCGCCGACATCATCATGTCGGTCTTCCGGGGAGCCAGCGCCAGTGCATGACGTCAGCGCGGGAGCCCGCAAGGCCGCCGAGTTCGTGCGCGCCAACCCCGGGCTCCCGCAGTGGCGCTGCGTCCGGGCCATCCAGGGGTCCAGCTCGTACACGACGGCAGCCGCCAAGGTCAAAGAGGCCCGCGACGCCGGGCTGATCCT